CGTTAAATGTGTCCATGTAGGTCTGAGAAAGGACATAGAAGCGGTCGGCGCATTGGACGCTTACTTCATCCAAGCCTCCTAGGTTAAAGTTGTATGTGTAGTCGATGATGTAACCGTTAAAGAGTTCCTCGCCTTCGCGTGTGAGGATGACGTTTCGCATTGGGGCTAGTCCGGGTTGACCGTTTGCGGTGTCAAAGAACGGCGAGTCTTGGTTGAACGGGTTAAAGACTCCGCCGGCATAGCCGTCTAGGAGATTGAAGTTCATTGAGCCGGCTGTGAATTGGTCGCCGATGTCGCGGCGGCCGCGTGTGACTGTGATGTTTGTAGAGCCTTCGATGACGGACGCGTATTGTGTTGTTCCGTTGAGTACGTATTCGGTGTTATTAAGGACGCCTTTGTCGGTGTCGTCTAAGACGAATGCGTTGACTAAGAAGCCTGTGTCAATGAGGAGATCGTAGGATCCCGATTCAACAATTGACGTGGCCATTAGGCGACTTGTATTTGTGCTGGGCCGTCTACACGGTTCATCGCTTTGATGGCGTTGACGACTGCGCGGCCAATGTCTGCCGATGTTGAGATGCCGCCGTTGACGTTCACGGTAATTGACTGGCCGCCACCCATGTTTTTCATGCGGTCTAATGGAATGACGGCCTCTGGGCCTGCCTCGCCAACGATTGCCAAAGTCGGAGCGGTCACGATGCCGCCTGTGGCCATTTTGCGTACTCCGCTAATGCCACCTTGCGCGGCTTCTTGTGCTGCACCAATACGGCCAAGCGAGATGTGTTCAATAGTTGAGACGTTGTCAACGAACGGGATCGCGTTGTATGCCCTGATAAGCGCGTTAATTGCTCTAATCCAAGCGTTAGCCAAAGTCTCAAAGCCGCCAATAATGAAGTTGATCACGCTGTTAACGATGTTTCGGAAGCCTTCAAACTTCTTGTAAGCGATTGCTATTCCAACAACTAGAACGGCTATGCCGGCTGCAATAAGTGAGAACGGGTTTAGAGCCATCGCAAAGTTAACGGCCATGATTGCTGTAGCGATAGCGCCGATCGTGCCGGCAATGGCTAGGAAAGCGCCCGGGTTATCTTGCGCCCAATCTGCAAACTTTTGGACAATTGGAAGCACGGCTTCTACGGCTGGGAGTAGTGCGGCGCCGATTGACTCTTTGGTTTCGTCGATTGAGTTGCCAAGGATTTTCATGCGGCCTGCGGCGGTTTCTGCGGCTGCGGCCGTGGCTCCTCCGAAGGTTCCGCCAAGGACATTCATGACGTCGTCGAGCGTTGCTCCGTCTTTGATCATTGCTTTGATCTCTGGGGAGAGTTGTCCGAGCGCCTTAAAGTTGCCGCCGTACGCTTTGGCAAGTGCATCGGAGACGGTGGCTAGGTCACGCCCTGAGCCTTGTGCGATGTCTTGAGCAAGCGCGAGCGTCTTGTTTGCTTCGGTAATGTCTTTAGTTCCGACTAGTAGGGCTTGGAAGGCTGGACGAAGTTCGCTGTCTGCTGTTCCAGACGCTCTCGACATTGCGGCGATGACGTCTTCTTGTGCAGCGACTTGTTCTTTTGATGCGCCTGTGACGTTGCCCATTACGAGCGCAAGGTTTGCTTGTTCGGCTGCGTCTTCCATTGCTGCTTTGGTTGCGCCTGCAAGGGCTACGCCTAAGCCGGCCATTGCTGCGGCCGCTGGGATTGCTGCTTTTTTGATCGCAAAGTTTGCTTTGGCTCCGAAGCCTTCTAGTTGCTTAAATTGGGCGATCGCCTTCTTTGCGCCTTTCGGATCGTATTCGCTGATGATTGGGAGGATGACGGCCATAAGTTACCTTGCGCTTAGATCGCGACTTAAGGCTTCTCCGACGCGGGCAACGATCCGCTCCATCTCTGTCTCAAGTTCGCTTTTGTTTGCTTCGTACTGTTTCCACACTACTCGCGACGGGTCGCCGTACTTGGCTGTTAGGGCTGCGCCCATGCGATTACTTGATGAGAAGTCAAAAAAGGATGCGGCCGCGCCCATCCATTTAATGGCAAAGGTTGAGAGGTTTACTTTGCCGCCGAAGACTTCTTTGGGTGCTTTGGTGTTGATGTAGGCCTTAACGGAATGGTCGGTCGGCCATGGGAAGACTTCGTACTCGCCACGAAGACGCCATTGGCGCTGCCATCCTGAAAGCGGATAATTTAATGGGATGGCCGACTGGATGTCTGAGACAAGCCCAGACGTTACGCGCTTGTAGTCCTTGGTGATGTCGCGCCGAAGTGCTTTGTCGATCTTGTTGAGATCCTTAAGCGCTTGGCCAAGGCCGAACACTTCTATCCGTGCTTCAACGCCGCCGGCTGAGTCTCTCATTTGTGTCCTTTTTTGTTCTGGTCATTAAGGACTCTAATGATTGTTTGTAGGTCGCGTGAGTCAAACGAATCCGCATAGAACGTCGGAGCCCATCCCGTCGCGACTACCAGTTCGGCTAGTTGCCGGCGGTAGCCGCGTCCGTAGGGTTTGGATCGGTTGCGTCCTCCGCTGCAATCTCGATGTCTGGGTTTTGTTTAAGCCATTCGCGCCATGACGCTGGAAGTTTCTCGCCCTTGATGGTGAGCAACGTGTGTACCCAACATGCTAGATCGGATGCACCGATGCCGCGTCCGTCGGACACACGGCGATTCTCTAGGCGTTCCCATTCGGCAATGACGAAGAGGTTTGTGGATAGTTGTTCGGTTACTTCGCCGCGCGTAAGGCTGAGTTTGATCTTCATGGTTCTCCTTGTGTCGGGCCGAGGACGGCCGTGATTATGGGTTGGTTACGTCTGCGCTGTAGGTTCCGCCTGTGAAGGTTAGGTCTACAGTTTGCAACTCGCCGAGCGATGCGTTAATTACTGGCAAGGCTTCTAGGTAGGTGTTCGTCAATGTAAAGCCGGGGTTTGTTGCCGAGTCGACTGCGGATGTTGGGTTAACAATGACGGTCATCTTTGTTCCGACAAGTGTAGAAAGTGTCGCGTAGGTTTCAGTCGCTGCGTAGGACATGTACATCGTGACGGTAAGTTCATTGTTTTCTAGGCCGGCGGTGTAGGTGCGTGCCGTGGATCCGAACGCGGTGTCTTCAAGCGCTTCAATGGTGCGGGTCAAAGTTGCGGCCGTGCATTGATCCGAAAGGTCAACGGTTGCGATTACGACTTTTGGATTTGAGAGGATAGTTGAGGTTGCCATGATTGCTCCTTGAGTAGTGGTTTTAGTTTGACATAGATTCGGGCGCTAGGTGTGGATTACGCCGTTTGGACTTGAGTTGCGACGGTAAGTTCGTATGCTGGTAAGACGGATCCGCCGATGTCGACGTTTGTGGGGCGGCCTGAAATGATGCCGATGTTGAGTGCGTATACCTGAGCGAGCATGTTGAGTAGGGACTTCTGGGCGTCTAGGTTGCCAGGGCCGAGCGTCACGATCTGGAGTGTGAAGGTAAGTTTGGCAATGTTGTAATTAAAGCCGTCGATGGAGTCAATGTTGACGAACACGCATGGCGGGACGATGTTGCGTGGGTCGTTGACTACTTGCAGCCCGACGACGGTTTGGAGTTTGGCGACTAGGTCGTCGTAGCCCTCATTGAATAAGTCGGTGTAGGTCGGGACTGGCACTAGGCAACCTGCGGTCGGTCAATGCCTAACAATTGGCGGATCATTCCGTTGAGGCCCATGACGGGCGCGGTTCCCATGGACTGAAAGGATGCAAACGAATCCATGGATCCGCGCTGCCGGTAGAGCGCTCCGCCGTACATAATCGTTCCCAACCGAACGTCTTGCGATGGCACCGTCGTTAAAGAATCGACATAGCCGGCTTCCATGCGTCGGCGCCAACAAAATTGATTGGTGCTGGCCGCGCAAATAGTGAGGAATGCGGCATCGGCTGAGGTAGCGGTTCCGATTCCTAACCAGTCCTCGATGTCCGTAGCCGTGATCCACGTGCAAGTCGGAGTTGATGTAAGAGTTCCAGACGCTGCGGTTCGCTCGACATCGGCGGCCGTTCTTGCGTAGAGAACTTGGTTAGCAATTGGGATGTTGACGTCGTAAAGAAGATCGCCTTCGGTATCTACGCCTTCAAACAGATATTGCGGAAGAGCGCGGATTGTGTAGGTGCCGTTAAATGTGGCGTCTACTGCTGCGACCGTTATTGACTGGCCGACCTCCAACTCCGTCGGGGTGAGAAGTTGAAGGACGGCGAAGTCGTCTATGAGGTACTTGTTGGTGACCGTATAGGTGGCCATTACTAGGGCCTACCTTCCGATTATGGGCTGACGATGATGGACTTGACTTGGTCTGCGTCTGCAATGAACGTTGATACGTAGCCTGCGTACGAGAAGTTACGACCCAATGTGGATGGCAACTCTACGGACATCAAGCCGCGAATCTGTTCGTAAAACTCGATTGCGGTTCCGCGTGCGACGACCATTGTGTTTGATGCAAAGTTGTTGTCTGCAACAAGGTTGAGGCCGAACGGGTTGAACGTGTTCATCTGGGTAATGTTTGCGGTTCCGGGTGCATTGACGCCCATGAGTCCTGCTGCTGCGGTGTATGGAAACACGCTTCGCTTGTCTCCGTCCAACTGCTGGCCGAGCAATTTCCATACGTTCGGGCTGACGAAAATATGATCTGGCAAGAAGTTTGTTGCAGTCAGAATGTCGGTTGCTGCGTCGTATAGTGCGGCAAACAATGTGGATGGATCGGTGCTGTTAAATGTCCATGTTGAGCCTGATGCCGATGCGCCAGATGTAATTGCGTCTGCTGCAACGTTGTCTGATGCGATCAAGTATTCGCCGAGCAAGTCGTTAAGAATGATCTGCAACGAGGCTGGATCTGTGAAGTCGACGTCCTGCACGGAGAGAGTTACTTGGCCTGCAAGTGTTGTCTTCGTTACGGTGTTAGACGCAATAACCATTGTGGTTGCGGATGCTGCGGCAAGTTCGCTTGATTGTGCAGCGACGCTTGTGTGAGTGGTGATCGTTGGACGAATGAACGTCTTTGATGCTCCGCCGTTTGGCATTGCTCGTGCGCCGATTGCGTTAACAACTGGACGAATAAAGTTGAGGTCTTGGAAGACTGGCCCGAGGACTGGTACTGGCAAGAGGCCGGGTGTGTCGGTGGTGACGATGTCGCCTGCCGCTGCTTGTAGTGCGGTCTGCTTTGACTTCATGTAGTCGTGCGCTGCTGCTGCAACGTTGCGGAATGTTTCTCCGCCGATGTGCATTGCGGCCATGTATTCGCCGGGGGTTGGAAGGTCAAACTTGCGCTTCGGTACTGCTGGAAGAGAAGCGGTTGGAATGGTGGCTTCGATGACTGGTGCTGCTACTGATTCGGACATTGGGTTCTCCTGTTGAGGTTCTTGTTCTTCATTATTACTGATTTCTTCTTCGGGCTGGTGGATACTGGCCGCGACTTTGGTGATCTGTGCTGCATCTCCGAATGCGCCGATGGGGACTAGCGATAATTCTTGCCAGATAGCAGACTCGATCACCATGGTTCCGTCTTCGTCGTACGAGAACTTAACTGGGTTGATCCCAACTGAGACTTGATCAATGGTGCCGTCGCCGGCCATGACGAGCGCGTCATTTCCGAGAGATGTTGCGCTGATCTTGGCGGTGAAGAGCATGCCTTCTGGAGTGTCTACGCGCTCCGTGACAACGCCTACTGGCTGGGATGCGTCGTGGTACATGAAGAGTCGTGGGGCTTTGCCTTCGGTTGGGAGGGCGCCCGGCAATATCCGAACGGTGGTTCCGTCGGAGACGGTGGCGTCCACGTTGTACGGTGCTGCGATTCCCGAGATTGTTCGGCGTGGTGCGTCGCCTGCGGCGGCGTCAAGCGTGAAGTCTCCTGCAATTAATTTGATCATCGGTTGGCTAATCCTTCTTGAGTGTTTTCTTGGATGGTTGGTTCGTCGGCTTTGTCGGCCATGTAGTTCTCTTCTAGATAGGACTCTGCGTCAAACTCGACGTAAGTTCCGCGCGGCAGAACAGAGTCCATGGAGAGTGCGGCCGCGATTGCTTCTGCGTACATTTTGAGTCCGAATATGTACAAGTCGGCGCGTGCTTGCTGGGATGATTGGTAGGAATATGATCCGGTAGATACGCCTACGAGATACGGTGGGACATTGCAAAGACGAGCGGCTTCAAGGGCGCTGTAGTTTGCTGATTCAATGAGAAGCATTTTGTCTGGGCTCATCGTTGTTGGTTCGTACGAAAGAAACTCATTAAGAGCGGCCGTTTGATTTGTTGCGCGCGCTGCGTTAAACGATGCGGCAAGATCTGCCAACTCTTGAGCGCTTAGCGGTTCTCCGCCAGTTTGTTTCAGTACGCCGGCTGGAATGCTCGACGATGCGTTGCGTGTGCGTGCGTCGTTAATCTTTAACGCTGTTTCTACAACTTGCGTTCCTGAATAGATCAGTCCTTGCGTTGGGCTAAGTATTTGCACCAAGT